TAATTTATTAATATTATATTTCACAACTCGTATTATTAATACGCCCATATTTAAACTTATCAGTTACATCTATTTATAAAGATGTTAACTTACGTATTTACTGACCTTTTCTGGACACAGGAAACCACCTAGTTCCATATTCATCTACGGTTTCTGCGTCATTTTCAGGATCATCAACGCCATTATCAACGAAGCCAAATGGTGCCATATCCTGTTCAATTAAGTTCTTTTGTTCTTCATACATACGTTCTCTAGCGTTGGTATTAGTCAATTCTTTGAAATAAGGTTGATTAGATAACCAACCAAATATGACTAGACACATCATTAAATCGTCATGTGAGCCGTCCTCTGCCTGCCAACTTTGACCTCTTTTAGTAAAAGTAGACATCTCCTGAATAATATTGAAATCATTAATGACAACTTTGTCGCCCTCTATTAATGTCTTAATATTGGAACAACCTATTCTTTTGGTTGCCTTGGTCATACGAACACCTAAAGATGATCCTCTACCACTATACATCGCACCTAGTATTTGTCCAGCACGACCCTTTTGAGTAGTCATCAATATGTTACCATATTCAATTTCGTATTGTAAAGCTTCTGCAACTTGCTGACCTATATCATTAACCTCTGTTAGTATATGTGCTTCATTATATCCTTTACATACTTTAGATATTATATTAGGAAAGACAAAAGGTTTAATTTCGTTACTCTTATATTTACATACAATCTTATAAGGCATACTTGTAACATCAAATACAATAAAGGCAGAAAAGTCTTTATCAACTCCTCTTGAAACATCTACTGTAGCAAGATAGGTATGTCCTTTAATAGGTTCTTCAAATATATCCACACCTTGAGCCGACTTTAAAGGTGATATGTAAGGTGTTGATTTAATTTTTGATGCCGATATTAATGTATTTACAGAACCTAAAAACTCACACTCAAACTCTTGTTGAAATTGTTCCTCACTTGTGTTACGTATTGTTTGTTCTTTCCATTTTTCATCACGGCCTGGTACTTCACTCCAATGTACTTCCATAGGAATGTAATCATTTTTTTTATTAATTGCGTCTGTCCAAAGTTTATAGTACATGTTCATACCATAAGGTGTGGATACTATAATCATTTTAGTTTTTGTACCAGCAGAAATTGTAGGATAAACTGAACTAAAAAACATTTCGGCAATGTTAGTAGGTACGAAAGCAAACTCATCAAGAAAGATAATATTAAATGAACCACCCCGAATAGCACTTGAAGAAGTGGCGGCTGCAACAATGGTAGATTTATTTTCTAACTCTATATTACCTTTGTTCCAGTTTATTACACCTTGTTGTAACCATTTTGGTAAGTTCTCATATGCAAGTTGCAGTCTACCTAATATATCTCTAGCAGTAGAACTTTTGTTTGCAAGTATGGCTATGTTAGAGTTTGGATTAAATAATGCATAATGCAATAGATAAGAAATAGTTGTTGTAGATTTTCCTGATTGTCTCGGTAGTTTACATATAGTAAATCTATTATCATGTATGGTCTTTACAATATCTCTCTGAAAAGGATACATCTTAAATGGTACTAGACCCTCATCAAGTGATACGATCTGTATATATTTTTCCATAAAGTATACAGGATCACCGGCACACTTTTGGTATTCTACTATCTGATCTCTAGAAAAATCAACAGGCGTGTTAATCTTTTTTAAATTTGGGTTTCCTAAATATGCGTCACTCATTTATTACTATTGCCTCTATGTGTGTGTAACCTAATTGTATTGCAGCTTTCACTCTTTGATTACCTTTATGTACACTCCACTCCTTTTCCATATATATGTTTCCGTTAACTCCGTATCTAGTAACTGGACTTATTTTATGTTTATTAACTTGTATAGGATCAACCAATTCTTGACCCTCTAATAATTCTTTTAATGGTACGCCGTGAGATTTAAGATAAGTTAAATCACTTATCTTTAGTACTATCTTTTTCGGGTGTGATGTTTTTGCTTTCAACAGTTTCAACATGATCTCCTTTTAACATCTTTTGTAATTCAGCAGTTGAACCTACAAACAATGCATTTTTAATATTAGACGTGGCACTTTTAGGTACCTCTTTAAGGTCTTTAAGTTTCTTTTGTAAGTCTTGTAGTTTATCAACTGTTCCACCTACTTGACCTATTAATTGACCTACAACTTCATATGCTCTAGGGTGTTGACCCTCAGCTGCAATATCTAATATGCCTTGAATAGCTTCTTGACCTTTTTCTATTAAATTGAAATAACTTTCTCTACTGTATTTGTAGTCGTTATCTATATCTTCTTTATTTTTATCTTCAACTCTAGGTACAACTGGTGTAAATTCTTTCTTCTCTACAATTTCTGTAGAAGATGATTCAATTCCTAGTATGTCGTTAACCTTGTCTTCTAATTTTGTCATAATTATTCATCACTATCAGTTGTTGGGTTATATTTTTTTCCATCTGTAAAGTTTGTTATTGTTGTTGTAAATCCAAAATCATCATTAGCGTCAGCCGATAATGGATTTGGTTGAATTACTATTCTTTCTTCTCTCTTAGCAGTTGCCGGATCACTATCTGTATATAAGTCTGCTTGTACTGTTTTAATAACACCTTGACTAGTCGTAGGACCAAACAAGTATGTTTTGGCAGTAAAATTCATTGTGTATATAACTGCTCTACGTGAAGTAAAGTCACCTGAATAACTGTCTTCATAGTTAATAGAGTTAAGAATTATTGGTACGTCTCTTTTAATACCTAATTGTGGTAGTACATTTACTGTAACTGTATAATCAGGTTGAAAGAAAGGTAGTATTTGTTCTATAATTTGTAAACCATTTTCAGCAGTTGCTGTAAAGGCATAGACGTTTAAACTAATATTGTAAGGAACAGGAACATAGTTATAACTATTTTTTTTAGTTGACTTACTTGTTGGGTTTGCCGTTTCGTTCAATACATATTCTGCGTTACCTGTAATCTTATTTGTTTGTTCAAGTAAAACAGAACCAGTGTCATCTTCTAAAAATACTTTATCTAGTAAAGCACTTGACTCGGCTCTACTTAAATCAACCGAAGGCTTCATAAATTTTTGTACTCTTGTTAATTTTCTTGCAGGATCATATTGTAATCCTGATATTTCAAAACCTATTCTAGGCAATGTAATTGCCATTGATCTATCTTCTAAATTTGCTTGTTCATCTAAACGAACTAAAAACTTTTCTTTAGGTGCATATGCTAAAGGTACTTTTATTCTTTTCAATATAGCACCGTCACTACTCTTATTCTCTATAACAATGTTGTTAAACAATTGTCCAAAAGAGATAATGATCTTTCTTAATCCTTCGTTATAAAACGGTGTTCCAAACATTATTGTCCTTTATCTGCTATTTTACCTTTATTAGGTCCTTCTTTAATTATATAATCTTGTGTGCCATTAGCACCAGAAACTACTTCTTTTTTTAAATTTCTTGATAGTTCCATTTCTTTTTTTTCTCTTTGAACTTTATTGGCGTGTTCACGCAATTGTCTATGTCTATCTCTTTCCATTAAATGTCTACCTCCCCAAATGGATTTCTTTCTGTGAAATCTAGTACATCGTCTGTTACTGATTCAGTATCAAATCCGGCAGCCGTATCTAAATCTAAATTCTGTGCATAGTCGGATTGAGTCTGTACTGTTGTTGTAGCTGCGTTGTATTCTTCGTTCAATAAGAAGTTAGCATTACCTGAAGAAATATCATCTGTCTCTAATCTTAATGAACCTAGATCATCTTCTAAAGGTATTCTGTCTACTAATAGATTAACAGAATTTTCTCCTTCTCTCTTATCAATATCTTTTATACCTGTATCAATTGATTCATTTGCATATTCCCAACGTGTTACTCTTAATTTATAAACAGGTAAACTTCCTAATTGAAAGAAAGGTTCCTGATCTTCTACAAATTGAATTTCAAAAAAACTGTTCATCAAAGGAAAGAATAATATATCTCCTTCGTTAGGTCTGCCTGGTGTTCCCAATGCAACTCTAGTATCAATTTTATTATGGAATCTTCTTTTAGAAACAACTAGTGTTGTATCTTCTCTTATTTCTAATCCGAATTTATTAATTAACTCTTGTTGACCTGCAAATCCTTCAGTAGTTTCAAAATACATTTCTATTGGTAATGCGTTTTTAAAATTACTACTTACATCTTCACCTAAAACTAAATCTCTATTTACCATTTCTCTTGGCATATAGTAGATTAAGTTACCATATATTTTTAGTCCTTCTATGATTAAATCTTCATACAGGTATTTCTCGGCAGAATTACCGATGCCATCTCCGTGCTGAAAATATGGATTCATTATTACCATAAGTTTAACCTATTAAAAATGCTGGGGCTATTTCAAATGCGTTTCTAATTTCTGTTTCTAGTTTATCAACGTCTGTGATTGCCTCTGAATACAATTGTTGTCCGTTAAGTGAGACACCACCAATCATAGTAACACCATTAAATTTAGATAGGTTTGCTCCCCATTGTTTTTTAAATAAAGCAACTACATATCTTTTTAACCATTGGTCATTGAATACGTCTGTATGAGTTGCTGGATCTAATTTTCTGTAACAGTCTATTACAAGAAATTCACCAACTTGTAAATCGTTTTTCCAATCCATATCAATGTATAGTCTGTTATCGTTTATGTTAAATCTTAAAGGTTTTTCACCAACTAAAATATGATCTAAAAAATCTAATTGTCTCATTACGAGATCATAGTTAACTACCGATGTTGAAGAAAAATCATATAGATCATTTAATCTCATTTGGTATCTTACATCAAATAAATTAAGAGTACCTTTACTTGAAAAAGGAAAAATATTTGTAACTGCTATAACAGTTTCAGGAACAACTATAAAATTTTGACTTTCTTTCCAAGAAGTAGTTACTCCTTCTTTAGTTATAGATTCACTTGCATTAGCAGTAACTCTGTCATAATCTGCTTGTGTATATTGATACTTTAAATATGTTCTTCTAATAGCGTCATAATGATATTGAGAATAGAACTGTAAAGCTTCATCTAGTCTATCTTCTAACTGATCATTGTCAACGTTAATTTCTATAACAGGTTGACCTAATGCTCTTAAAGCATAGTCTTTTAATGTTTCTCTAGTTGTTGGTTGTGCCATAATTCTATTTATCCTCTTTTTAACTACCTTGCCGTCGCCGGAACGTTATTACTACCTACTATACTCTGGCCAAAAGCCATGTAAATGAATGAACCACCAGAAGCATTAAGTTGGTTTTCACTTGTTCTAATTTTGAAACCTTGAGAAATCATGTCAATAGCATTTAATGCACTTGTACTTTCTGCATCATTAGATTCAGCAGAAAGTCTAGTATCTGCAACATTAAATGGATTTATTTTATTATCATACATTCTCCATCTAGAAGTGCTATCTGTTCGTTTCAACATAACAAAAGCAGGAAAAAATCCGGTGTAAGTAAATGCTCCATTATCATTTCCGTTCCCGGTATAAGATCCCATTTTAGAATAGCCAGGTTTCTCTGCGAAGCAGTAGGCAATCATTGTTCTATCACTACCACCTATATCGCCAGAACTTCCTGTTTGAAAAGTTGTAGTTGTAGGTTCAGAATTATTCCATCTTGTAGCTGAAGTAGTCTCTGCAGTAGTAGCTTGTAAAGAAACATATTTAGTTGCACCTAAAGATTGATGATATACAGGCCAAGATGTACTAGATTGATTTAGACATTTAGCTATAATCATTGCAGGTTTTTGACCAAGACCATGACCAATATTAATTCCTGCTGTTCCTGTTGAATCCCATTTAACTATTGAAAAACCTGATGTAGTATTTACTGATACAGTAGAAGTTACATCACCATCTGTATTAGCTGAACCTGTACCATTTGCTTTCCAAGACCAACCAACCCCATTATTGCCACCATAAATAGAATTAGAACTAGAGCCAACTGTATAACTGTCTGAACCTATTGCAGTAATAATATTTGCGTCTGTGCTTTCTGCACTAGCAACATCTGTTTTAAGTTTTTTACTTATTCCTCTAACTGTATCAATTAATTCATGTGAATGTCCAGCAGTTCTTGACTTTAGCCATATCATGTCAGCTTGGTGTCCAACTGCTGTAATTTCTGAAGCAGATGGTATAAGGTTAGTATTAAAATAGTCTGTTGATTTATTAATTGTTGTGTAAGCCATTATAAGTTTAATCCTTTCGTGCTCAAGGCCGTAAATCCGGCGGGAACATCATACTCAAATATTCCTATTCCTGAGGCGTTAGTTCCTGCTGATGATACTGCTGTTGTTCCGAAGTAGCCATTACCGAAGTTTGCTAAAACATCTCCTGCATTATATTGCTCTACCCATGCAGTGATTGAAGTACCTGCTGTAAAATTTGACCCATGATTTGTTCCATTAGCAGGGTCGCCACTATTTAACCAAGAACCATTTACACCCCACCAAAATTTACCTGCATTAACATCTACCGCACAACTTATAATATCACCATTACCAAAACCACCAAACCAAGATGTTGTTTGTGTACCGAAATCCCATTTTGTTCCATTTGATTCTATTGCTGTTGCGTATGAAAAATTATGTTGTGTATTGGCTGAATTTGCCATATGTGTTGAAATACTATCTGTAAACATAAATCCTATATCTGGCCAATCAGTAGCACTACCTTGAACACTTTTCATCTCCCAATAAAATTTACCTGTTGAGGGTGTACAAATAGTGCTTGTAGTCCATTGATTTGTATTTGATGATGGATTTAAAACAGTACTTCCATTTTCTAAAGTAAAACCAACAGTCCCTAAAACTTTACTAGCTAAAGGATTAAATGTAGCAAAAACATTGTCTGGACAGTCCTCTGTTTTTGTAAGTGTACCACCACCAACTGTCCAGTTATTACTATTACCAGATTGGTCTGTAACTGAATTACCATCTTTTAAAATAAAGAAACCATTAGTTCCATAAGTAACTGATGGAGAAGTTTTAATTGTCCATTCTCCAGTTGTACTATCTGTTTCTCCAAATGCTGTTGCGTCATAAGCTGTGCCATCTATCATGTGAAAATGAGACATACTTCCATTAAAATAATTACTAATCGAACTATATTTATTTATACCTATTGTATGAATATTATTATTGTTAACTGGTAATTCTTCATTCAAACCTAAAGTATAAGATGTTGAAAAAGATGTTACTTGTTCTCCATTAACATATAATTTTTGTCTATTACTAGCAGTAGATTGTGTAGTATCAACTGCTAAAACTATATGATACCAACCATTTACATCTCTATAACTTGCATTAGTATAATTATCTGAACTCCATTGTGACCAACCTAATTGTTCATTTGTACTACGTCTTTTAAATGTAAAATGTCCTACATTACTATCAGCATACCAAGCATTAAATATAGCAACATCATCGCCATCTCCTGAAAATTTAACCCAAGTAGAAATTGTCCATGTTCTTCTATTACCTGCTGAACTTGGTGTTCTTGTTAAATATGTATTAGCCATTAGTTAAATTGTCCCCCACCTGTTGCACCATAAGAAGATGTAAGTGAAAACGACCTGTCTACAGTTTGGCTTTCAGCATCCGTTATTCTCACGGTAAAATTATATGTTGTTGGTGTAGTTGAACTACCACCTAAATCTGTTGTTGTTATTACTCCAGTACTACTATTTAGTGTACAATTAGCCTGGCCAGAGTTTGTTAATACACTTGTTGTTTCAGAAAAAGCAATAGTACTGTCTGAACTACCGGCTAATGTTGCAACTGTTCCTGAAAAATTACCTGCAAAAGAACCTAAACTACCTGCTGAAGTTGAAAAAGTTGGAGCAGCCGATACTGACATCAAAGCTGTTGAACTCAATACAGCATTTCCGTCTGGATTTTCTACTCTTAATTTATAACTTGCATTGACACTTAAATTAAATGTTGCTACAATAGTTGTTGAATTAGTAAATGCAATTGAGTCGGCAGTATACCAAATACCTGTAGTAGAATTTAATGCCTCTACTTGTGGTATAGAAGCGAAATTTGTTCCTGTAATTGTAACTGCTGTTGCTGTACTTGTGACAACGGCTGTAGGACTTATTGAACTTATTGTTGGTACTGTCACAGGAGTTATTGCTACACCACCTACTGTTAATGCACCATTAATATTTACAGTGTCACCTTTAATTACTATATCGTCTTGACCTATTGCATTAACATCGGACCAACTAACATTTCTACCAAATGCAAAACCCTTACTACTATTACCACCCACAAGTATTGTTTGGCCTCTTAAAGCAATTGCACCGTGTCCTAGACCACCTTCCGATCCAGCAGCAAATCCTTCAACGCCTCCATTTCTAACATATAGTCTCATACCATTGGCAGTACCATTAACTTCAAGATTTGAAGTGCCTGCACTAATAGTAGTTTTTGATCCACTCTGTAATTCTGTATCGCCTGTAAATATCTTGCCACTAGATTTGATATCACCGACTACATCTAACGTTGTTGATGGAGTTGTAGTTCCTATTCCTAATCTACCAGTGCCACGAAGTTTCATTTTAGTACTACCGCCAATATCCCACATATAATCTGCAAGCGCTTGAGAAGAACCTGGATCTAAATCAAAGTGAACGGCAGGTCCAGCTCCTCTAATATCAAATGCCATTCCTGATAAATCTGTATCTTCTATTCTAATTTTTGGAATTTGAGCTGCAATATGAAGTGAAGTTGCAGGAGATGTTGTTCCGATACCTACTCTATCGTTTGTTGTATCTATAGTTAAAGGCAAAACGACACCTGTTGAACCTGTGTAACCAATCGCACCAGATGAACCGCCAGCGCCTGCTGAACCTGTGTAACCACTTGCGCCTGCTGATCCTGTAAATCCACCTGTAAGTGGTTGTAGTGCCCATGCCTCGCCATTCCATTTCCAAGTACGAGTACCTAGATTGTAAGAATCGTTGAGTGATGGTCCACTCGGAAAGTTTATAGTCGGCATGTTATAATTTTGTTAACCTTTAGTTGATCTCTCACCATATTTATAATATT